CTGCTGGAGCGTGACGAGTCGCGCAAGGTCCGGCGCATGTACGTGCTCGACCCGACGAGGGTCGAGCCGCTGGTGTCAGAAGCTGGCCGCGTGTTTTACCGGCTGGCCTATGGCACGGCCAACAACCTGCTGCCCGAGACCTACGGCGGGGAGCAGATCGTGGTTCCGGCGTCGGAGATCATCCACGACCGAATCAACCCGTTCCATCACCAACTGCTTGGCGTGCCGCCCCTGTGCGCGGCTGCGCTGGCGGCTGGCAAGAATTTCAAGATCCTTCGCAACAGCTCGGCGTTCTTCAGCAACAACGCAAGTCCAGGCGGCCTGATTACCGCGCCCGCAGGATTAACGGAGGAAGAGGCCGACGCAATCCAAGCCGCGTTCAATGAACGGTACTCCGGCGAGAATAGCGGCAAGATCGCTGTGATCGGTGCCGACCTGAGGTTCACGCCGTTCTCATTCAAGGCTGCCGATTCGCAGCTTGTCGAGCAGCTTCGCTACTCGGACGAGCAGATTTGCCAGCCGTTCGGCATCCCGCCGTTCAAGATTGGCATCGGCTCGATTCCCGCAGGCATGACAGTTGACCAGATCAACTTGCTCTACCACGAGGACGCACTGAGCGGCCACATCGAGGCGATGGAGAACCTGCTGGATGAGGCCCTGAACCTGCCGCAGGACTGGGGCATCTGGCTGGATACGGAACCGCTGTTCCGCATGGACGAGGGCAAGCGTGCGGAGATCGAGACGAAGCTGGTCGGCGGGATGATCAAGACGCCTGACGAGGCCCGCGCGAAGTTTGGCCTTGCCCCGACCGCTGGCGGCGATACGTTGTGGGGCCAGCATCAAGACTACCCGCTGGGGACGCTGCGTGATCGCCTGCCGCCGGATCAGAAGCCTGCGGAGCCTGAGCCCCCCGCTGTGGACGACGGCACGCAAGAGCAGATCGAGCGCGGCCTGCGAGCAATCACGGCACTGAACACGATCAAGGCCATCGAGGCCGTGCGGAGCGAGGTTTTCCGATGACAGAGTTTGATCCCGTCGAGTTCGGGCGGTCAATTGGCGCGATGATCCGCGAGGCCGTCGAGCCGTTGAAGGCAGAGAATGCGGAGCTGCGCAAAGAGATTGAGGCGCTGAAGGCGCGTGAGCCTGACCGCATCGAGACCATCGTGGAAGCCCCGCCGGTCGAGATCGACGTGTCCGATGTGGTGAAGGAGCTGCTCGCAGCCGACGAGATCAGGCAGTTGGTCGCGCTGGAGGTGGAAGCGTACCTGACCGAGAACCCGCCGCCCCCCGGAAAGGATGGCAAGGACGGCGAAAAGGGCGAACCGGGCGAGCCGGGCAAGTCTGTGACGCTGGACGAGGTGTCCGTGTTCCTGGAGGCCGCCGTCGCGAAGCACGTGCTGGACTTCGAGCGCCGCGCGAACGAGAAACTGGACCGAGCCATTGAGCGCATCCCGGTGCCGAAGGATGGCCGGGACGGCGTTGACCTGACTGAGCTTTCGCTGGACTACGACGGCGAGCGCACGGTGACGGTCAGGGGCCGCACGGGCACCGTGACCAAGCGCGTCCCGGTCCCGCTGTGGCGGGGCTACTGGTCGCCGGGTGTCGTTGCGGAGAAGGGCGACATCTTCACGCACAACGGCACGGCTTACATCGCCATCGTGGACAACCCGAAGTGCGAGCCGGGGGTTGGCAAATACGACCACGAATGGAAGGTGTTCGCGCGCAAGGGTCGCGACGGCAGGGATGGCCGAAACGGGATCGACAAGACGGCCCCGGTCAAGGTGACGCGCGACGATGGGTAACCTTATCACCCGAGAGCAGGCATACGAACACCTGCGGCTGGACTACGACAGCAGCGGCAGCGCCGATGATGCGTGGCTGGACGTGTTCATCCCGGCAGTCTCTGAGGCCGTGCGGCGGTGGCTGAAAGAGGACTGGCGTCTGTACGAATGGGAGACCGACAGCGACGGCAACATCGTTCGAGACTCCGACGGTAACCCTGTCCCGCTTCTGGACAGCGACGGCGAGCCGGTGGTGAAGCCCGTGGTGCGCGCTGCCTGCCTGCTCGAACTGGCGTCGCAGTACCGCTTCCGCGAGGGAGAAGGCCGCGACAACGCCGTGCCGTCGCACGAAGGGTATGGCCACGGCCTGACCAGCAAGGCGGCTGTGGCTCTTCTGACGACGATTCGACGGCCGACGGTGTCGTGATGGCTGCGGTAGCGAGCGGAGTGCTGCGCCACAAGGTGCAGCTGCAAGCCAAGCAGATCACGCAAGACCCCAACACGGGCGAGATGGTGACGACGTGGGTCACCATCGCCCAGCCGTGGGCCGAGATCGTGCCGATGTCTGGCCGAGAATTCATGGCTGCCGGCGCGGAGCAGTCCGAGGTGCGCGGGCGGATCGTGATCCGCTACCGCGATGACGTGGACGCCTCCATGCGCGTCGTCTATCGCGGCAGGTATTACAACATCCTGGCGGTGCTGCCGGATGCGGAGAGTGGCAAGGAACACATCACGCTGATGACGGGTGAAGGGGTCAGGCTCGATCAGTGACTACATGGGCATTACTCGCGCCGGGTCCGTCCGCTTCGGCGGAGGATGCCGAGCGCGTCAGGGCGGCGGGGATTCCGCTGGGGGCCATCGGAAACGCCTTCCAGCTTGCGCCTTGGGCCGACTTTCTTGCCGCTACCGATGCGGCGTGGTGGCGGAAGTACCCGGAGGCGCTGACGCTGCCGGGCGCGAAGTACACGATGCACCAGGTGCGCGGCGTCGAGCGCGTCAAAGTGGCTGGCTACGTGTCCGTCAACAGCGGCGTTCTGGGCCTGGAAGTGGCCCGGTTGAAAGGGGCCAGCCGGATTCTGCTGCTGGGCTTCGACATGCACGGCACGCATTTCTTCGGCCCGTACACCAACGGCCTGAGCAACACGACGGAGGCGAAGCGCCGGATGCACTTGGCGCAGTACGCGCGATGGGCGCAGCGGAATCGGGGCATACAGGTAATCAACTGCACGGAAGGGTCGGCCCTGACGTGCTTTCCAAAGGCGAGTCTTGATGACGCTCTCCGTCGTCTGTTGGCAGTGGAACGTCGGGTTGAAGAAATACGGCGTCCTGCGCAAGCCAAAGGGCGCGAGGATCATCCACTTCAATAGGCGCCGAAAGGCATGGCAGATGCGGAACGTACCTTGGATCAGGAAGGCACTCGATGAAGCTTGATGTGGACGTTCAAGGCCTGGCAGAGATCGAGCGCAAGCTGAAGCTGCTGCCGGAGCGTATCGGCAACAACGCCATGCGTCGCGCGCTGAGAAAGGGAGCGAACGTGATCCGGGACGCGGCCAGGCGCAATGCGAAGGCGATTGACGATCCCGAGACCCGCGAGCAGATTTGGAAGAACATCGCCGTTTCTGGCGGTGGACGTAGGCGCGAGCGGCAGGCCGGCGGCGTGATGATGCGAGTCGGCGTGCGCGGAGGCGCGAGGCCGCTGAGGAAGGGGACCGATACCGGCCTGCCGGGCGGCAACACGACTCACTGGCGATTCGTTGAGTTCGGGACCAGCCAGGCGCGAGCGCAGCCGTTCATGCGCCCAGCCGCCGCCAGCTCCGCCGGTGCGGCGTATCAGGCCTTTGCGGCGGCCGCTCCTGCCGAGCTCGATAAAGAGCTCCGCAAGCTGGGGATCACCTGATGTATCCGGACATTTTCCAGCTCGCAAAGAACAGCCCGGCAGTTACCGCGCTGCTCGGCAGCAATCCGGTCAGGTTCTGGCCATTTGGGACAGCGCCGCAAGGCGAGGAGCGCCCCTATGCGGTCCACCAGCTTGTGTACGGAAACCCGAACAACACGCTGTCCTGCCCGCCGTCCGAGGACTTGCTGGGCGTTCAGATCGATTGCTACGCCAAGAGCGTGAGTTCCGCCCGAGCCGTGGCCGCTGCCCTGCGGGACGCGATCGAGGGCGACTTCAACCACGTCGTGGCATGGAACGGTGAGGACTACGAGCCTGCCACCGGTTTGTGGCGCGTCAGTTTTACCGCCGAGTTCTTTGTGGAACGCGGCTCCTGATTCGGTCTGTGCACAGGCCGAAACGGCTGCCGTGAGGCAGTCGGAAAACCCGCCGTGAGGCGGCGTTCTACCAACGTTGGAAGGAAATCAAAATGGCAGTGAAGACGCAGGGGACCGATCTCTACGCGATCGACCCGGATGACGGGACCTTGATCACCGTGGGTTGCCCCACCAGCATCGACGGTATCGACACCACTCTCGACCAGATCGAGACGACCTGTCTCAACTCCCCGGCCCGGACGTATGTGGCCGGAATGCCGACCCCGGGAACCGCGACCTTCGGAATCAACGTTGACCCGAAGGACGAATCCCACGTTCGGCTGCACCAGCTGAAGATCGCGGGCAAGACCCTGAAGTGGGCAATCGGCTGGTCGGAAGATCCCGGCACGCCGCCGACAGTCACCACGGACAGCGATGGCGAGTACGTTTTCGTCACGCCCACCAGCCGGAGCTGGATTCTGTTCGAGGGCTTCATGAACAGCTTCCCGTTCTCCTTCGCGCTGAACTCGGTGGTGCAGTCCACTGTGGGCATCCAGGTGTCGGGCGAGCCCGAGCTGATCCCGGCGGGCAGCTGATCTTTCAATGGGAGGGCCAGCGGGCGTTTCCTCGCCGTGCGTACCGCGCCTCCCGCCTATTCAACGGTGAGGAATCATGAGTCTCAAAGACCTTCAGGCGTTGGGGGCATTCGTGCCCACAAAGCCCTTCAAGCGGACGATTGAGTTCGACAAGCCCATTCTTGCCCCAGAGGAAGAGTGGGATAGCCCTGACGTTCCCAAGTTCACGGGAGAGACGGAGCGCGTCTCGATCGATGTGTACTTCAAGCGGATGTCATCCGCTGACGAGGTTGCCATTGCTCAGGCTCCGGCTGACCTACAGCCGTTCGTGATGGTGTTCCGTCTGGTCCGGAACGAGGACGGTTCGCCGATGTTTGAGTCGGTGGACCAGGTCGCCATGCTGGCGAGCTGGGTGCTGGCCCCGATCGTAAGCGAGATTGAAAAGATCGAGGGATCGCGCCCAAAAAAGACCTAGACCCGAGCGACGCATTCTGGATCGAAGTCGCGCTCGGGTTCGGAGGCCGAAGCCCGAGCAGTACGGCCCATTCCACATGGGCCTGCGCAATGAGCGTATGCTGGCGCGTATGACGGCGCTCCACTTCAGGGGGCTGGACCCGAACAAGCTTCTGGAATGGCCGAAAGAACCTGAAGAAGAGGCAACGCTTGAGGGCGTGTTTAGCATGCTCAAAGGCATGATCAGGAAGGAAAAGTAATGGCATCACGCAGCCTTGGCTCATTGACGATCGACCTGCTTCTGCGTACGGCTGGGCTGGAGGCTGGCGCGAGCAAGGCTGAGCGTGAACTTTCGCGCCTGCAAACCCGCGCCGTCGCAGTCGGCACGGCGATGGGGAAGTTCATCGCCGATGCTGCACAAGGCGTTGCGCGCGGCCTGTACAACATGACGCTAGGCGTGGCCAAGAGCGTCGAGCAGATGGGCTTGATGAGTCGGCAGATCGGCGTATCGGCCGAGGGTTTGACTCGGCTGCAATACGCCGCGAGCCAGATGGCGAATGTGTCGGATCAGCAGTTCGGCATGGCGCTGCGCCGAATGACCCGCCGCATTGCGGAGGCTGCAGAGGGGGCTGGTCCGGCCGCGGACGCGATCCGGGCGCTTGGATTGGAGGCCCGCGAGCTTGCGCGATTGAGGCCAGATGAGCAGTTCCGTCGGCTGGCCGATGCGCTGAAGAACGTCGATCATCAGGGCTCGCGCCTTCGCGCCACGATGGCGATCTTCGATACCGAAGGTATGCCCCTGGTCAACATGCTGGCGCAGGGCGCTGATGCGATCCGGGAGTTTGAGGAAGAAGCCGATCGGCTGGGCGTGACCATCGGCGAAGACTTGGTAAACAGGGCCAGCGCTTTCCAGACGGAGCTTACCAGGCTCAATTCCGTCAAGCAAGGCCTTCAGCAGCGTATCGCGTCTGAACTCCTGCCAACGCTGACCAACCTCGTATCCAGGTTCAACGAATCGGAGGGCGCAGCGAAAAGGCTTGATTGGGCGGCTCGTGTGGCGTCTACCGGCGTAAAGCTCTTGTCTTCTGCCGCTACGATTGTAATGGGTGTCTTTAAGACGCTAGGTGAAGCTCTGGGCGGGATCGCGGCATCAGTTGTGTCACTGGTGCATGGTCGGTTCTCCGAAGCTTTGAGCATCGCTAAAGACGTTGGCTTCGACATTGTTGGGAACGTGCGCGAGACGATGAAGGCGGTTTCCGATATCTGGGACGAAACCGAAATTACCGCTACGCCGCAGGCCGACGCCGCTGAAAATGATTCGGCGCTGGCGTTCCGTGCGGTGAAGTCAGGCGGGAAGCGCATCGTCGATGAGGCCGAGCGCATCTGGAAGCAGGTCGAGCAGGTCATAGGCCGAATCTCGCGAGACATCCAGACGTTCTTCATGACCGAGGATGAAACGATTCTGTTCGACCTCCGGATGCAGGGGGCAGACCCAGAACAGCTTGCGAGAGCGCAGGAGTTGCTCCGAATCCGTCGGGAACTGATCGAAACCCGAGAGAGAGAAGAGGATGACACCCGCAGGCGCCAGCGGGCCGCCGCCGTGCTTGATGACATCAATAGAGAAATTGAAGCTCTAGGCAAGTCGGCGCAGTGGATCGCGACGCGGA